CCAATAGTGCAGGGTCGGTAATTGAAACAATAAAAGTTCCACTTGCATATGGCCCGAAGGAAAAGTTTCTTACTCGTATAAGTGCAGATCCAAATCTGAATCCTGGCGTGGCACTTACTGTTCCAAGAATGGGTTTTGAGTTGACATCCATGACATACGATGGTGTAAGAAAACTCAATACTATGGGAAGAAATGTCGCATCGGGAACTACAGGACTCAAGAAACAATACAATCCTGTTCCTTATAATTGGGATTTTACTCTTTATGTTTACGTGAAAAATGCAGAAGATGGAACACAAATATTAGAACAGATCCTTCCATTTTTTACGCCAGAATTTACAGTAACAATGAATCTCGTTTCCTCTATGGGTGAAAAACGAGACATACCACTTGTTTTGAATTCAGTTACAAGTGAAGACACTTATGAGGGTGATTATGCAACAAGAAGGTCTATTATTTGGACTCTTTCGTTTTTGATGAAGGGGTGGTTATATCCAAACGTAGTAGACAATGCAAAAGTCATTACGGATGTGGTAGTAGATACACACTTAATGAATGCAGTTGCAGCAGAACCCGAATATATAGTGATGGAAGACAGTACTGATTACAGTACAAATTACATGATTTTAGATAAACATGAGATCGATGTTGCTACACGAATAAGAGTTCTGAATGAAAGTTCAGAAGAAGCAGTTGCAGCCGGTGCAACAATTAGTAGAACAAGTGTTGTACCAATAGACACAACTGCACTTACAGATGATGATTTTGGATTCACAGAAACATTTGAATTCTTTCCTCAAGGTAAAACATACGATCCAGTAGCCGATACGGATAGTTGATGAAAGTTGAAAAATTAGTTGAACAAAGGATCGAAAAACACCTTGATCTTGGGGAAAATGATTCCCATTACACTAAAAACGAAATAAAAGTTCTAAATACAGAAGGTAGTATTGTTCCAGCCGTGAATGGTTCTGCCGACAATAAGGATAATGATTTTCAATATGCTCGTGAAAATCTTTATGATATTATTGAAAAAGGTAAAGATGCAATGGAAGAACTTCTGGAAATTGCAAAATCAGAAGAGTCTCCTAGAGCATTTGAAGTGTTTGGTCAACTACTAAAAAACATGACCGATACTCAACAAACCCTCATGGAACTACATCAGAAGAAACAAAAGTTAGAAAATGATGGAGATAGACAGGAAGTCAGTAGAGCACAAAACGTAACCAATGCATTATTTGTAGGTAGTACTGCTGACCTATTAAAATTAGTCAAAAAAGAAACGAAGCAAAATGATTGATATTTTTAATACCTCTGAATTGATGATGTTGGGGTTAGTCCTCTTCTCATCTTTTTGGATATTTCTATTTAATTACAGACAGGATAATAAGGACAAGTATAGTGGCCATGCGTGGTTGATATTACTGGATCTGCTTATTAATATGGGTATGTCTGCAACTGGATATTTGTTGATTTCAATTGTATTCACAAATGTTCCGCAACTTGCAGCATATGAAAGTTATCGATACCCTGTGGGATATCTATTCGGTTTAACTTCAAACGTAAGTATACCGATAGTTCTCAAGTGGTTTCAACAGCAAATAACTAAAAAACTTAATGAAGCAGGAAAGAAGTGAGGTAAATTATGGCTGAACAAACAAAAGCAACAAAGAAAAAAGCAGATGAGAATGTTGATGTGATGGAGTTGGAACCAGTAAAACAAATAGAGGTGGAAACCAAAGACCTAGTTGTTTCAAGCAAATTATGGATATACATGATTATTGGATTATTAGTATATATGATTTTCTTGGTAATTCCAGATATTAATGAAAAAGTCACATGGATGGAAAAGGATCTCAATTCAGTATTGGTTCAATCAGAACGATTTAAAAAATCTACTAGAGTATTTGCTAGAGATCATAAATGTGCTTCATGTCATTTAAGTCCAGATTATCTTCTTCACAACTTACTCACCAAATATCCTAGTTTTTCTGACATCAAGGCTTTCATGGCAGTCGGACATCAGAGATACTATACCATGTCAGCCCCGATTGCAGATGAAGAACTTCTGACAATTTATCGGGCGTTGCAATGATATACGTTAAAGTATTCTTCACTATTCTAACTATGTTTTGGATCATGGCATTATCTGTTGCAGATGGTGCAGAAATGGCTCCTCATGACCATAGTAAAATGTCTATCGAAGAAAGACGAGCAATACAAAAGAAATGGAAAGAGGAAGAAGAAAAACCTAAACCAGAATATATTCCTACATATGGAACAACTTTCAATCGGGTAAAAGAAAGAGGGTATGTCATATGTGGAACTAATGATGAGTTTCCTGGCTTCTCACAAGAGCATTGGAGTAATGAAGATGGTAAAGTATGGAAGGGTTTCGATGTAGATATTTGTCGTGCAGTTGCAATTGCAATGTTTGGGAATGTAGAGGATATTGAATTTGAAGTAGTAAATGGAAAAACACGATTTGAATATTTAATCGATGGCACTATAGATGTTCTTTCTGCAGCAACAACTTATACTTTTACGAGGAATGTTTTCAAAAAATTAGAATTCATGCCTACAACCTATTACGATGGACAGGGATTCATTGTAAGAAAAACTCTTGGAGTATCATCTGCAAAACAGATGGCGGGTGCGAGGGTATGTTTTAGTGAAACTGGAACTGCTGCGAAGAACATAAAAGATTTCTTTAAGAAACATTTCATTACATATATTCCTGTTCCTGTTCCCCCCACTCAAAAAACAAGAGAAATATATAAAAGGGGTGAATGTGATATGTATGGAACAGATCGGTCTGGTCTTGCATCGAATCGCTTGAGTTTCGATGACCCTGACAGACACATGATTCTTCCAGAAATTATCTCAAAAGAGCCATTGGGGCCGGTTGTTCGATACGGAGATCAGAAATGGTCAGATGTGGTTCGGTGGTCAGTTTATGTTCTTTTTATTGCAGAAGAAATGGGATTAAATTCTAAAAATATAAGCAAATTTAAAAACAATATCGATCCAAATATACAAAGGTTTATGGGTGAATTAAATGGAAAATATCATCCTCATCTTGGATCTAAACTAGGACTGGGCGAAACTTGGTCATACGATATCATTAGGTTACTTGGAAATTATAAAGAAATATATGAACGGAATGTAGGAGAGAATACTCCACTTGGATTAGAACGTGGATTGAATAAATTATATATTCATGGAGGATTATTATACGCCCCACCACTAAAGTAAGGAAATATGGGCCAAGTTACTCCCTTTTCTAAAAATACTGGTGAGGAAGATGAAAAGAAAAATCATTTTTCTAAAGTACCAGAAGATCGTACTGCGGTAGATAATATTCTGCGAGTCAATCACGGTAATCAAATGAGATTGGGGTTGATGGCAGATGCAAAAGCCAATATCATGATTACAGTTGCATCTATTGTTTTTTCTATAACGATTGCGAATCTTGATAATGAATTGATGAAATGGCCTCTTCTGACATTTGCATTTGGTTGTTTCTTTTCTCTTCTTTTTGCAATATTTGCAATCATTCCAAAGACAAATTATCCAAAAGATGCAACAGGAGACATAGACAGAAAATCTCCATTTTTTAATCCGTTATTTTTTGGACATTTTGCACATCTACCAATAGATGAGTATAAAGATGATTATGCAGAAAAATTGATGACTGATGATTCAATATATGATGCACTTGCAGGAGATATATACGGACAAGGAAAAGTTCTCGCACTCAGTAAATACAAATTTCTCAAATGGTCTTACATGAGTTTCCTTTGGGGAATGATAGGTGCGATTGTGGTGTTTATTTTACAAGGCCCTTTCGGAGATATTGTTTTAGGTGGTGCATCAAATATACTTGATATAATCATAGGAGAATTAAATTTTACTTTGGATGGTATGAAATATTTGTTGTGTCAATCTTCTTCAGTATGTAGAAGTGGAGGATTATAATGAAAGGAAATTTATGCAAGAACACAAAACTTACTTAGGCAATCCTTTACTCAAATCCGCATATGTTCCCCAAGATTTCTCTGAGGAACAGGTTGGGGAGTATATAAGATGTCAACAAGATCCTCTTTATTTTGTCCATAATCATGTAAAAATTGTTTCTGTTGATGAAGGTCTAATTGAATTTGATGTTCGTGATTATCAAGAAGACATGATAAACAGA